GTGCGTGTCTATGATCGACGTCTGCTGATTGTTGTGACTGCTGCAGGCGTTGATCATAGACACGCACTGCAGCGTCGACGGTTTTTGCCAGCGTCACCTGGCCACCAGAGCTGACGATTGTCGCCACCAATGTTTGGGCAGCAGCGTCTGGTCGCTCCTTTAGGTATTCAGCAAACGGCTTTTCAGGATTGAGCGTTGCCCACTCGGTGAAGTCTTGGACCACCGTGGCCGCCTGCTCCGACGGGATCTCGCGAGCCAGGTTATTGACTAGCGTCTTGTACAGCGGCGTGCCTGCCTTGATGTCGCCAATGAATTTCATGGCCGGCATTCTTTCGGTCAGGTATTCCCAGCCAGCCTGCGTCGCTGCGTACTGTGTAGCTGGTACTGCACTCAAACCTTTTTCTCGTGCCTTGCCGTACTCTTCGCCGCCCATAGGCGCAACGATGCTGGCCAGGTAAGCGCCTTGGCCACCAGGTAAAAACGCCAGCGGCAATCCGGCCAGGTTGCGGGTCAACGATCCGACGCCAGAATAGATGCCCGATTCGATGTTGCCCTCGCCCTTGGGCATTAGCGCATCGGCGTCAGCCTTGATACCGGCCTGGTACTTCTCCAGCCAGGTCGTGGCCGGCGTAAGCGGCTTGTTAAGCCCAACCGCGCCCATGGCCTCGTTGGCCATCTCGAGCGGTATGCGCGGCAAATTGACCACGCCTGCGCTTGCACTCAACAAACTCGAATAACTGGCGCGCCCTAGATTCTTGGCAAAATCAAAGCCCTTCTCGATTGCAGATAAATTCTGAATCGAGGTCTGCGCCATCGATGCATTGTTGACGTCTTGAGACAGCCAGTCGCGCAGCTTTGGCGACTGCTCGAGTAACGGCATGGCGTCTTCAACTTTGGCGCGTGCCTCGTAGTCCGGCTTGTATTGCTTGATCAGTCCGACCGGCAGGTTGTATCGCTTGGCAAGCAGATCTGCCTTGGCAGCTTCATCAGGATTTGTTTCAACCCCAAAACGGAGAGACAGCCCAGCTTGCGACGCGTTGTTGCCGCCGTCAAAAAGATCGTCGTACTTGCCCATTATTTGAATTTTCCTTGGTTGACACCGCGGGTGTATGCACGCTCAATAGCTGCAATAGCGTCATTTGTCATGATGTATTTGCCAGAACTGTCACGCTTCAACGCGGACGGGTTCAGGCCAACGTAATCGCGTAGCAGCTCCTGACGTACATTGACAGGAATGTCGTCGTATTTCTTGACGATGAAGTTAGCGCCTGGTTTGATATTCGCATCTGTCGCTATTTCATAACCGCGCTTCTTGCTTTGGAAGAACCCAAAGAAACCAGATCCCTGCTCGATGCCTTCGCGCAGCATCGACATGCCTATGCGCTTGGCTTCGTCATCGGTCAGTGGCTTGCCTTTTTCTTTGGTTGCCTGGTCCAATGCTTGAGTCAGAGCGCCCATGAACTGTTGCGTTTTCTGCGCTTGCGGCGTTCCCTCTTTGGGCGTCATGTCAATGCCGGCAGCGGCAACTTCCGACTTGATCAACGTCAATGTTTGCTTGATCACACGCGACGATTCCATCGCTTTGACGTCGTTCTTATTGATGCCGCCTTGTATGTCGATCAGCCCTTCCATCTGGCTTTTCGACATGTACGGTGCAAACTTGCGCAGATCAAGTGAAGTAAATGCAGCGGGGTCGTCCATCGCCATGCGACGCAAACCGTAGTATTGATCGAGGCCATAGTTGCCGCCCTGCTCTGCCTCTGATTTGGCTTGACGTCGTTTTGCGTCAATCCAATCGTTGATTTGCCGCAGCTCTTCTGGATTAGTTTCAAGCAGTTGTGTCTGCAGCGTGGTCGGCATTCTCTTACCCTGCAACACGTAGCCCCATGCCTCGTTGCCTATTTTCTTGTTCTGCAGCTCCTTAATTGCTTGCTGCTCTTGGGCAAACGACTTCAAACGCAATACCACCGCGTCTTCTTCTTTGCCTGACAACATGTCGCGAGCCATGGAAATCGCACCAGCAAGGTCACCCTTTGACGAAACCCAGAATTTGTCCGCAAACCCCTGCGTCTTGGCCTCGAACGTGCCGACGTCCAGCGCCTTGTCGATCTGGTTTAATTGATCAGGCGAAATCTCTGGCCGAAATTTTTTGAGGTAGTCGCGTGCAAAATCGAGCTGGTCATTGTTGATTGCACTGCTCAAAACCTTGGTGTGCAGCGCGGTGTTCGCTTCGCGCATCAGCGACTTGTATTGCTCCGACTTGGTGTCGACGTTGCCTTCGCGGTCGACGATACCTTGCAGGCGCGCAATGTTGCCGACTTCTATTTCCATGGCCAGCTTGCGCTCGTCATAAATGCCGCCGCGCACCTTGTAGCTGGGAGCGTTGTCGATGGCGTCCATCATTAAATTCGATACCCGGTCTTTGCTTTCAGTCAGGTTCCACTGCTGCAGCTCCTTGAGCTGGTGTTGATTCATGCTGGCCCGTGCTGCCTGCAGCCGGCGTTCAGCAACCTGGCCGTACATTTTGCGCTGCATGTCGTTTTCCAAGCCGTCCATCTGACTGGCCACGTACTTGGTCAAATCGTCATCAACCGCTTTGTAGCCGTTAATTGCATCCTGCCCTTTGGTAAACAGATAGTCGGTCTGCTTTTTGCGGATGTATTCAGCGGTCGAGTTGTCAAACTTTTTTGTGTTGGCTTCGTCGATGGTGTCCTGGATACGCTCGGCAATTTTGATGACGGCCGAACCAGAATTGATCATGGCCGCGCCAAGCGCCTCGGCTTGTTTGCCGGTGTAGTCCGGGCCCTGCTGAACTGCGGGTGCCGCGACCTCGGGCGCGACAAAACGGCCCATCGGGTTTGCGTTAAGGTCAACGCTTGGGTCCATCGGTACAGTTGCCATTATGGTGTTCCTGATTTAGCGTTTTTCAGCAGGGTCGCCAATTGATTGTCGCGGTACCATGTGTTGGCCACAGCGCCGGCGTTGCCCAGCAGGCTGCTGAATGCCTGGCCAAATGGGCTGATGCTGTCTGCTGATGATGCTAGGTTAGCCGCTGACAGCTCGCCCATGGCCGCCACGTTAGAAGCCGAGACGCCTGACATCAATCCCTGGTTGGCGTAGTTTACGCGCTGCATCCTGGCAGCCGCTGCTGCTCGAGTACGGTTGGCGTTGATGGTCAGCATGTCAACCTGCTTGGCCAGCTCGATCGATGCGTCGACTTCGGCTGCAGATCCCTCGCCGAGCTGAATACCCCGGGCGGCCATGCTTGCGCGGTTGGATGACTTGGCCCTGCCATAGCGCCGGCTGATCTGGCCTGCCTCGCGCTCGCCAGCCAGCAAGACCTGCTGCGCGTCTGCCTCGGACAGCTCCGCATTTAAGAGCGACATGTCCTTTTGGAACTGCAGCGACATCGCCTGCGACTGCGACTGGTATCGCAGTGTGTCGCTTTGTGCTCGAAGCTGGCTTTGTTGGACCTTGGCGCCGTAATAACTGCCGATAGCCTGGGTGGCCATGCCGGCAATTTGCATGATTGGGCCTGCCTTGCCAAGCGCCTGCATGGTGGTTTCTGACGGCGTCAAATATGTAGTTAGATCATCTAGCCATTGAGGCATGTCAATCTCCAAATGCGTTGTTGAACTCTACTCATTGCCGCAGTTTTTACGGGTACCTTACCCGCCTATCGACACTTCGAGGGTCAGCGCTACGCACGTCAACGGTAATGGATCGGATTGACGCACAAACACCTGGCCAGAATCCTGCCAGGTTGGCGTCGTCATTACCAGGATCTCCTGGGTTTTAAGCGCAGGCGGCGTGCCATAGGGCTCTGTGCTGCGCTGCTTGGCCTCGGTCAGGTTGTTGACGTCAGGGCCAATAAAGATGCCTGAAGACTGGTAGACGCGCAGCCAAGCCTTGTTGACGTTTTTGTACCGACCCTGGCCAAAGCCATCGATCTGCAAGGCCACCGGCAAGGTCTGCAAGTCAGAGTCGTAGGGCAACCCGATATGAATGATGGTTGCCGGCCGCGGTACGCTGACCACGCCGGCGGTGACTACCTGCTGCGGCTGCACCGCGCCGTCGGCCAGGATTGACACGGTCTTGCCCTGGAGGTGCGACAGGCCGCCAATGTCCTTAATGGCCAGCGCCCAGTTGGTCACTGCAGTGTTCCTAAACCCTGCCGGCAGTACCTTGTCCACCCGGCCCAAGGCCTCGTTGCCTGCAATCACCGAGGTGATAGTGATGCGGTACTCTGTGCCGTCGGCGGCCGTCAGCACAATCGCGTCGTTGACGTTGCCGGCGGTCAGCGACCAGTACGTGGTCGACGACAAGAAAATGGTCAGCGATTCGCCCGGGCCCCAGTTGGTTCCGCCCGAAATTGTGACGGTGGTCGGTGACGTGTTGTTGCCGTTGTAGGTCAAGCCGGAGTCGACAAAGAAACAATCCTTAATGTCGTCAAAATGCCTGGACGCCATGCGCTCGATGTAGCGCTTGGTCTGGCCGTTGATCGTGCGCTTGACGACCACGTACAGCACGTCGTCATTGCCTTCTGCCACGGTCGCACAGCTTTCAAACGAGCCATCGGTATCGTGCCAGTGCCAGGACGAGACTTGCTGCTCCGGGATGTAGGTCAGGCCCAGCAGCCTGCCGTTGCTTGAGACAAACCACAGCAGCGGAATCGGCGCCTTGCTGAACGCCATGTCGGTAATGCTGTAGTTGTCGAACAGGTGAGCGGCACGCAGTGACACGTCGCCGGTGACGAATGCGGATGACTGCCAGGAATAGCCCAGCTCGCGCACATGGCCGCCACGAGCTGCGCAGTAGACCAGGGCATTGTTGATGATCTGCGGCTGCACGTTCGACGCGCCTACGTAAGACTGCGGCCGTACCGAGATTGAGCTAGGGGTCAGTGCGTCCGAGTTGACCGACGTCACGCGCCACTCTGCAGCAGCGGTCAGCAGGATGAGCTGGGTCAGCGGCACAATGTGCCTGATCGTGTTGGCTTCACGGGCTGCGACGCGGAACTCGATGCGGTCGGTGTCTTGGGTCGGCAGCGAGTAAGCCATCGTTGACTCGGTTCCAGACTTGGTCATCCAGATCTTTTGCGGATCAAAGGTTGTGCCGGCAAAGCACCTGCGCTGCTCGAAGTAAGACACGGCGCCAGGGTAGTTGCCTGTGCCCACAAAATCGTTGTTATAGATGGGCGGCGTCGTGCCCATGTCCGGCGCAATGTTGTCGTCAATGATTGACGTCGTGGCAGTGCTGCCGATGTATCCGTACACACCGCCCTGCAACTTGTAGACGTTGTACCTGCTGGCGCCGTTGTGGTTCCATGCAATGGTGACAATCCCACCTGTCTCGAGCAAATTACCCGATGCACTGGCAGCGACTGACTGCGAGCTTTCGGTGATGGTGTCAGATGCGATGGCCGTGACCACGTAGTAATACGTGTATTTGGCCGTTGTGTGTCCTGCTGCCGTGGCGGTTACGCCTGTCGGCGCGCTGATTGGCGAGTTGAAATCGATGGTCGACAGCACCCAGGTTGTCGAGCCCAGGCGTCGCAGCTCGCGTGGTGCGTAGTTAGGATGCACGAGCGTCAGCACGTCAGCGGACTGCACATAGTGGATGTCGAACAAGTCTGCTTCGGCAAATGGGTTTGGTATCTCGTATGCAGATGTTGGTAATGCGTACCAAAAACTTGCGTTGGGTGGCGCGTTGTTATACCCGTCGGCGATGCAGTAGTAATCGATGCTGCTTGATCTAACCAGGTCACCGACGACGTACCACTTGTGCACACTGTGCGTGCCCGATTGCGTGCCGCTTGTATTGATTGGGGTGCCGCCTGCAGTTGCAGCTATTTGAAACGTGTTGGTCGCGCCGTTGATCACAAAGTATGTGACGCCTGCGGTGATGCCGGTTGGCAAAGAACCTGTGCTTGTAAACACCACGCGCTCGCCATTTTGAAAGCCGTGATTGTTTAACGTGATCACAGCCGGCGATGCGATGGTGATCGTAACTGTTGCTGCTGCTCGGTAGGGATTAGGCGACCCCACTTGCAGCGTTGCGCCCTGGGTGTGAAACCGAAAGTATCCGGCGCCGATTTCCAGAACCATGGTCTGCGAGGTCGAATACGTAAACGGTATCAGCCTGGTGCGCTTGGTCGAGTCTTTGACCTCACGCACAAACTCAAAGCCTGGCCGGTTTTCTGCAGGCCCTTGTGGCGTGGCAATCATGTTGCGCATGGTTGCTGCACCGGTCTGGTATTTGACGTCATCAATACGGCCGAACATCTCGGGCGAGAGCTCGCCACCAGAGAACGACCGTTGCAGGGTGCGCGTATTTGGCATTCTTTATCTCCCCGATACCCAGCTCACAATATGCTCTGGCTTGATGTTGCGCTGGTTGGCGTCAGACGATTCTGCCTGCGCCAGGTATGAGGCCATGACTGCAGCGCATCGCTTGCCCTCTTGCTGACCCATGTCGCCCTTGATCACCGGGCCTGCCAGCATCGATGCCAGGTGCCATGATAGCGTGATGATAAACAGCGGCGTAAACTTGGTCGGGTCAGTGACTTGGGCGGTGTAGCGGATCACTGCGTCCTTTTGGTTGGTGTATACGATCAACGTACCGTCGTCGAGTGACTCGAGTGAGTACGGTTGAGGCACGTAGCGACCTGCTGCAACAACAGGAGAGTAGTTGGTCCATGGTGCGTCAGTTGGCGCCCAACGTGTCGAATAATCGTCTTGTGCATCGGGCGGCAACACAGCCACGATGTTGACCGTGTTTTGCGGTATCTGGTACGCGTACTTCCATTCTGGCCAGTTGCTGGTCAATTCTGCGGGCACGATACGGCGCGACGCAAAACCCCAGTTGTGCATCTCGAGAAGCGTGTCTCGTGCAATCGGGTAAAACCGTGCGCAGTGTTCTGATTGTACTGATCCTTCAGGTGGGTCAATGCTGGCGACCGTGGCGTTGTCACCCAAGTGCGCAAGCGCCAAGTTGCAAATATCAACGACTGATGCCATCGCGGCCTCCTGATGTTAAAAAGGGGCCGCAGTTTCCCACGGCCCCCATGCTGGTTACTACAAGGCGAGATTATGCCGGAACCGCGTCGTCGGCTTTGGCTTTTCCGCGTGCTTTTGGCACACTGTCTGCCTCTTCCGATTTGCCGTCTGCCCTTACCAGGTTGGTGTTGGGCGGACCGTTGTACTCAAAGACCGTGCCCTCCTCGCGGAGGCCATTGTCGACAAAGCACGTTACTCTTGCGCGATACATAGGCATAGATCATCCCCCTTGTTGTTAGACCACAGAGAAGCCAGAAGCGTAGAACTTCTTGCCGTCCTGGATCGTTTCTACGATGTCAGCAGTCACCTTGCCGGCAGTGTTCGTGCCGGACACGGTGTAGCGTGCGCCGATATAACGCTTGCCCAGCGAGCCGATCAGCGGGTTGATGCGAACGGCCACATTCGTGCCGAGCGTCAAACCAGCAGTAGCGATTGCGCCGGATGCACCGACGACAACCACGTTGCTCGAGAGTGCTGCGTTGTCAGCAATGATCACCTCGAAGTTAGTCGAAGTGCCGCCTGCGAAAGCCTCGGTCATGGCAAAGTTCATAAGCAAGTTATGACCTTCACCAATGTCACGGGCCACCGACAGATCGATCGTGTCGCTAGACACGGCAGTAACCGTCACTGCCTGGTCGGTCGATACGCGAAGATTTTTATCAGTAATCATGATGTCATCCTTTCAATGTGTGATTGCCCGATTAGCTGACAGCAGCTTCGGTGTTGAGCAAGGAATCGACACGTCGCAGGGGCACGCCCAGGAACGACAGCCACGAGTACGGCTGACCGAACTGTGACAGGCCTTCGTTGATCTTGAGCACGTACTGCGACTTGTCGAGAGCTGCGATGCTCAAGCCAGAGTGCACGGTACGGTTCATGTAGAAGGCAGCCTTACCCATAGCCATGTTCGGGATACGGTACAGCGAACGTGCCATCAACTTGACGATGTTAGTCGCAGCCGATGCAGCCTGGGTACCACTTTGAGCGATCAGGTCAGACACATCGATGTTGCAGATGCGAACGACATAGCGCCAGTCTTTGACGACCAGGCCATTCTTCCACTGATAGCGAGTGGCCAATGCCTGCAGACGGGTGCCGTCCGAGTTGTAAACCGTCTGCTCGCCGAGATCCTCATGGACCAGGCCAGCTTTCGAGCCTTTCGGAAACGGGCAGTACACAGTCTGATCACCCCACACAACCAGGTAGACCGAGGTGTTGTCCGAGCCAGAGCCGCCGGCCGACAGGATGTTCTGCGCGTTGCCGCCGGTGAGCGAGCTGTAACGTGCAGCCAGGCCCAGGAACTGCTTCGGGTCGACGCCAGGGTTGCCGTAGAACAGGGTGGTTGCCTGGGTCTGGTTCATTGCCTCGAGGAACGCGGTGTCTTCCGACAGGCGGAATTGAGCCGTGTTGCCGTTGAGCATAGCCAGATCCTTGTCCACTTCCGAGCGAGCTTCCAAGATGCCGCACGCCTCGTCGACCTGTGCAGTGGTCGATTTGGACGACGGGATACCTTGGTTCAGCGCACGCCAGTAGACAGTGGGCAGACCGGTACGGATGACGACGCGCTCGCCGGTTGGCAGGTTGCCTTCCTTGAAGACGCAATCTTCGAGAATCTCGTTGGACTGCGAGAGCAGTTCGGCCACGATCGGCACGCGGCCGTCCGGGTCGGTACGTTTGGCCCAATCGGCCAGTGTCAAATTACCATTAGCAAGAGTTGCCATGATTAGCTCCTTTTAAGTTTGCGATTCATACAAAGCCGACGCTAGATCGTTGAAGCCTTTGGGCTGGGATTTGCTGCCTCCCTTGCCTATGTCTCCACCAACATAGCGGTCTTCGCTAATTGCCTTTCCAGCCCGGTACATAAACCGGATCACGTCCGGGTGATTACCCAGGCCGGAATCGTTTAACAGCGCGCGCAGCTCGGGCGTGCCGAACTGGTCGAGCGCCTTCTTGGCCACGGCAAGGTTTTCTGGCAGCTTCTCGCCGCCAAATTCTTTGTCGTTCCTCGAGGCATCAGCCCACTGTGAGCGGACCTGCTCGATTTGCTGGATCTGACGTTGTTCCACAATGGGCCCCATCTTGTCCAGCAACTTCTGCGCGGCATCCTGCGTCAGGTTCAATTCCTTGGCGACTTCCGAGAAGTTATTCAGCACCTCGGCGTCGAACTCGCGGCCATCCGGGGCTTTGAATTCGTACTTTTCAGGGGCGCCCTGGGCTTCCTTATCGTCAGCCTGGTTGCCTTCTGTGTCGCCGTCGGCCTTGTCAGTAGTGGCGCTGTCCTGCGCTTGCTGATCCTGTTTGCCTTCAGCCTGCTGCTTATCCCCGTATAGCGCGTCAGCCGTCGCTTGTACGCTGTCCAGGGCATCCGATGCGGCGTTGCCTTCAGTGGTCGTTGCGGCTTGGTCCTGCGTCGGTGATTCTGTTGTCATTCGTTTGCTCCTTGACCATCGTTGGATAAAGCTCTGGGCAGATCGAGTGGATTATCGAAAGTGTGCGGTTGCCGAAGTTCCTGTTACCTTCCGCAAATGCCATCTGCATCGCGTTGGTGTTGAACGACATGCGAAACACACCCGAGTTCTCCAGAAGACGCCATACAATCCGGCGCCCCCGTTTGCTGCCCATGAGCCACTTCAAATCGGCTTCCTCGTTTTCGCGGTCGAGCTTGGCACGTACTTCCTTTTCGGCCTTCTCACGCTCTTGACCTCGAATATCGAGAGGGTCGTAATTTGCGCTCATAGTTGACAATCTATCCACGGCCGGCGGCATTACGGGTACCGTTTTCCACAATCGGTTTTTACGTGTCCGTTTTGGCCGGCGATGTTGATAACTCGTTTAATATATTAAACAGCAGTAACTACGGTGGGTTAAGTACGAAAAAGGCTTAACAGAAATACGCTTATCAGTACCAAATGGGGTACGCAATTTTTATGCCGTGCAAATTTGTTTAGTGCCACTAAACTCACGGGTACGAGCCATCGACCTCATTCATGGTCACAATTACCGACGGAACCGCAGGCCTGACCGGGGCGGTCCTGGCCGCAGTGTAGTCAAGTGACACCGCCGTCGATGGCGTCGACCACATCAGTTGTACATATTCGCCGGCCAGCAAGTCAATAAAAAAGTTCCAGGCCGCAACCTCCGCGCCATCAACAGATCCATGTCTCGCCGGCACCGTGATGTCTGTGGTGCTGTTGGCCACGTCGTTGCCGTTCTTGCGCAACCAAATGCTGATGTTGTGCTCTGCCGAATCGGTGTTCAAGAGCTGGGCGGAAAACTGAAAATTGTAGGTGCCCTTGCGACTGACCGTGAACCGGTTGCCGCTTACTACCGATATGCCCCGGCTAATGTCTGCCGTGTTGCAGCCGACGGCCGTGGCCGTGTTCGCTGTGGCCGTCTGGTGCGTGGTGTCATAGAACGACGCAACATGCGGTATGCGCATGAACAAAAGCTCGGACCCATCTGGATCTTTGACCCCGATGATGTCGCCGGTGTCGGCGTCATACAGGAACGGCGAGCCGGCGTATTTTTGGACGATGGTCATATCAAGCGAGGCGCTTTAGTTTGTACAGCGTGCTCGACAGCAGCGTGCAGATACCGTCGATGTCGTTCTGAATGTGCGAATCGCTGCCCATCATGCCGCGCTTGCTTTCGACGTAGTCGTACAGGCCCTGCACCTCGGCCATCGCATCACCAGCAATCGTGAACGAGCCGCCGCCAAAGGTCAGCTTTTGCCCAGTGCAGCCCATCCAGGACTCGGCCAGGCCGTCAGCCAGGTCAGCCAGGTCCGAGTACATGCCCAGCGCCATGTGCGCTGCGTACGATCCCGGGCCCTCGACCATTAGGTGGTGCATGTGGACTGCGGTCGATCCATGTAGCAGCCGGGTGATGAATTCCGACGCATCTTTCGAGTTGCCGTAGCTGTCGTTGCCGTACAGCAGTGTGCCTTTCGTTGCCATTTATACCTCCACCGCGGACGGCGAACCGTACCCGCTATATAAGTTCATGATGTCCATCAGCGCGTTGTCGCCGCCGCCGGTTTGAGATGCTGCCAGGTTGCGTGCTGTCTCCGACTGTTGCTTCAACATTTCGGTTTGCGCCTGCGCTGCCTCCGCTTGTGCGCGTGCCTGGCGGATCAGGGCTACCTGGTCGTTGGCAATGATCAGCTTGGGATCGACGCCCAGCATGTCGCTGTAGGAATCTGCCCACTGATCGGCGTCGAATTTGTCCAGGACATCCGGCTTGAACTGTGCCACCGCACCCAGGTTGCCCACGAAGCGGTCCACGCTGTTGGTGCCGATAGCGCGCTGGGCTTGTGCCAGCATTGAGACGAATTCAACATTGAGCTCCATTCCTTGCAGTTCAGGTGGCGGTGGCGGTACCAGGTTGGCTTCGACCATGCGCTCAAAGGTCATGTCAATCAACGGGTCGAGCAGCTCGTTGTGCAGGCGCTCGAGTACCGGGCCCAGCATTAACAACTTCTCTTCGTGGCGCTCGGCAACCTCGGTGGCCGTCATCCTGGTGTCGGTCGCATTGGCCAGCATCAGGAACAGGTCAGCGTAGAAGGCGCCGCGCACGCGCTCGCGACAATCCTGGATGTCGAGCAGCAGGTGCTGCAGGTCCAGGTTGACGTCGAACATGGTTTTGATACCGCCCTGCGGGTTGTTGGCTTCGTAGAACGTGATGCCGCCTGGCAGCTTTTCGACGTCGCGATTCTTCAATGACGTGGGCGCCTGCAGCGGTGGCATGGTCTTGTAATCGATGGCCTGCGCTTTGCGGAGCTGCTCGTGCTGGAGCTGCTTAACGTCGCCCAGGGCTTCCATGCCTGGCGAGTTGCCGTACATGTCACCGCCTGCAATAGCCCAGCGTGGCACCAGTGCCGGGAACGATTTGAAACCAGACTCGCGCAGGTACTTGTCCGGGTTGCCGCCCACCTCGAAATAGATCGAGCGCCATGGCATGTTGAGGCTGTCGCGCTTGGATAGGTCGCGGTCGGCCCTCGGTTCAATCGCGTGAATGATTGGTATCCAGGCGTCGAGCGTGCCGCTGTCGTAGAAGCTTTTGACCGTGTTGCTGACGTTCTCGATGCCGAACTCTTTGACGATCTGCGACACCTGCTTCTCGAACTCGCGGTAGATCGTCGTCACCCTACCCTGCCAGTCAGTCGCAATGCAGTACTCGCCGATGGTCGACGGGTAGTGGTGAATGACGTTTTTGTAGTCGGGCAGCACGATCGATGCCGATGTGCCAAAACCGCCCAGCTCCTCGTACATCTGGTGAATGGTGCGGTACGTGTTCGACTTCTGGAAGATGATCTGCATCCGGTGCGTCACATCGTCGAGCCACAGCTTGACCGGCTGGTACGAGTTGAGCTCCGGGTCTGCAGTACCAAGGCGGAACCAGGGGCGAGCTGGCGAGGTGGCTCCGGCCATCATACCCGCACCAAGGACTCGCAACGCCCTGGTCCCTGTGTTGTCGTAAATTGCATTGTGCCGGCGCCAACCCTTGTCGCGGTCCTGGCGGAAATAACGGCCATTACGCGGTAGCAGGTATGTGCTGATCTCCTGCCAGTGCGCCCACCAAGATGCGCGCTCTGCTTTGAGCTGACCCCATCGGGTCCAAAGCTTGTCGCGTGGTGGCGCGCCTTTGTACGACTTGTTGTCGCCGGTGTACTGACTCATTTAGGCACCCAGCAATGTGGACTTACCAAGCTTCAAATCGTTGGGGTCAACGCCCGTTGGGCCGGTCAGCATGGTCGATCCGACGCCGCCCTGTTGCACTGATTCGGCTGCAGCCATAATCCCGGAAACGTCCGGGCTTTTGCGCGTCGCTGCGTTGATCTGCTCTTCGGACGCCTTCTTTTGCTCTTGCGCTGCGACTCTGGCTTCGGCCTGCGCTTCCTTTTGCTGGTTCAGCGCTTTGTTCTGAATTGCTGCCTGCTCGCGTTGAGCGCGCTCTGCTTGGTCTGCCGCACGTTCGCCCTGGTAAATCGAATACCCGGTGGCAACTGCGGCGCTGGCTGCGGCGATTGGTAGTGCATTCGCGGCGACAAACGTAACTGCTCCTGACATGTCATTCTCCTGTGATGATGATTGAATTCTTGGCTGACGCGTTGCGAGACAGCAATCGATCCGCCTCGTCGGTGAACTCGTCCTCCGCCTCTTCGACCGTCTGCGCCTTTGTCGCAAACACCATGGTCAACCACGTATCTTCGACTGCAAAAAACGCCTGCTTGCGATGCTTGCTTGCGGCAAACACATGATGCCCGTTCAGGTACACCGCCTCGTCACCGATCGTCACGCGCACGCTGCCGTTGATGATCAGCATCGTCGGCACGTTGACCAGGGCGCCGGTCAATACCGTGTTGGCCGGCATCATGATCGTTCTCGCGTACATGCCGCCGTGGATGACGTGATGCGTCTCGACCATGTCCTGCGGTAGCGTCAGCACGAACTGTTCAAACTTGCGAACCAGGTCGATTGACTGATCGGTCATCGCCGGGATCTTGCTGTCGGCTACCACCAGGTTGCTCATGTCAGCTCTTTCAAAAACATCGTGTTCGTGTGCCGGTATCCCCACATCGGCATGGCCTTCTCCAGCTTGCTGCCTGCAGGCGCACTCACAAACATGCCGACCGCACCCAGCTCCTTGGCGTGCGCTTCAGCAGCGCGCAGCAGCTTGATGCCTGTACCGCCCTTGCGGTAATACCGATGCACAAAGAACGATTCCAAGGTGCCAATCGGCAAGCCGTAGTGCGGCACCATGTTGACCAGCAACGCAACAAACCCGATCAGCTTGCCATCGTCATACGCGCCCCAGGTATGCAAGATGTTCATGCTTTCCATGGTTTCGTATACCTGGCGCTGCGGGTTGTGTGGCGGCAATCCCTTGGTCTTGGATTCTTCCGCGTACAACTCCCACAGCTCCGCGATATTCGACTCGGCGTAGTACTGCTCGACGGTGATTTTGCGGATCTCTGTCATGTTGCAATTTATGGTGGTGTTGACTGGTTACGGGTACCTAGTTCATCCGGCTGTACGGATCGTATTCGCGGTGCTGTTTCTTGCGGCTGATGCCGTACTGATCTGCAATGATGTCGACCTCGGCGCGCTTCGATACCGGGTAGGCAAACGTCAGCGCCAGGGCGTCGGCCATGTCCGGGCTGCCACCACCCTGCAGGCGCTTCTTGATCTCGTCCTTGGGCTCGAGCACGCGCCGGCCGGCCGAATCGTACCAGTACATGGGCGTGGCCAGCTCCTGCTTGAGCGTCGGGTCGTTCGGGATCTTGCCGCCGTTGACTAGCCAGTCGCGCAGCTCGAACCACATCTCGGCCCGTCGGTTGACGTACAGGTTGGGCTGCACTGCCTTGCCGCCAAAGGGCACCTCGATCACGTCGTGGCCAAGCTGGCGCAGGCGGTCGATCACGCCGGCCCCGGCGCCGGAGTCAACGAAGACAGCATCCGGCCGCCAATCCTGGATGGCAAACGCCACCCGGGCAGCCAGGTCCATGTTGTCGATGCCGCGGTAGATGTCGGGCTTGAAGGCAACCAGGCCTTGGCGCTTGAATACCACGCTTCTGTCGTCACCAAAGCGCGCAGGATCGACGCCAATGACCCGGGGTGCCTGGGATATATCCCGGTCGACATACTCGCGCCTGGCGGCGTTCTCGGCGTCGTTGAGGGATATGAGCTGGTCGTCGCCGGCCGCGGCAAAGTCGCACATGAACTCACGGGCAAATGCCGTCTCTGACATGTCGCGCTTCAAGCGCTCGACCTCGTCCGGGTCGATGGCCTGGGTGTCGTAGACCGTGTAGCGGCCAGCGTGCCAGTCGGGCAGCGCCATGGCCTTGTAGTAGATTTCCGAGAACAGGTTGACCCCAGCCGGCGTACCGATAAACATGGCCCACCCTTTGCGGTCCGACAGGGTTGGCTGCACCACGTCGACCCACACCTCGGGCTTAATCTGCGCCACCTCGTCGATTACACAGCCGTCCAGGCGGACGCCTCGCATCGCATCAGGATTGTCGCCGCCAAACACCCGGATCACGGCGCCGTTGTGCTTGAAGGTGACCATCAGGTCGCCCTCGTTGATGTCGACAGCGTTCATGATGCGCAGCGGCTCGAGCTTCTGCTTCAGCCTGGACCAGGCAATCGTCTTGGCTTGCTTTAGGAAGGGCGCCACGTAGAAGAACAGGCCCAGGTCTTTGTCAAACTTCAGGGCCCGGTGTATCAGCTCCATCAGCGCCAGCTCGGTCTTGCCGGCACGTCGGTGCAGGGCTAGCACCGTGAATCGTTTGCGCGCCTTGTGGCACTCGAGCTGCCAGGCACGGGGCCGGTAGCCCAGGTCGATGTTGTTATTCGCCATCCGGTATGCCGGTGTTGACCGTGATGGCCACGCCGCCGCCATGATTGACGTCGACCTTGTCGCCGTACTTCTTCGGCTTGAGCTTGGCCGCAATCCATTTGCGCGCATCGATGCGGTTGCGCTGCCATTGGACCCAGCCAGAATCGGTGCGGCCGTTGGCATCCAGGGGCGGCATCTCGTCCACAATCACCGACATCTCGTCGGCCATCGTCTCGGCCTGGTCTTCGCGTGCGCGTGCGTAACTGTTGCGGAAATCTTCATGCTCCATCATCCACCGGTAGACGGTGACCATGTTGGGCATGTGCGGATCTTTGGTAATTTTGTTAAGACTTTCGCCTGCAGCCAGGCGTCCGCAGATTTCGGCTGCGAGTTCAGACGAGTACTTTGACGGCGCGCCTCGCTTGGCCGGTTCAGTCTTCGCTTTCATTTTTTACAACCTTCTTCCAGCGTTGTGGTGTTTGAGCTCTGCGCTCGTACTTGCACAGCTTGGCGACGACGGACCGCGACAGGTTGAACATCTTGGCCAGTCGCCGGTAGCCGATGCCGTCGTCCTCGTGGAGGTCGCGCATTTTGTCGACGACCTCGTCGGAGATGGTGGCGTTGTGGTGGGATGACCCGATCCGGTACCCTTGTTCGTTGACAGCAATGATCACGATCTTCCTTCGTTTCATTTTGGCAACGTAGCGCCGTGGTTGCACTTGCGTGGCATTTTCCACCAACGGTGAAATATTTGCAACAGCGAGTCAGAGAAATGCCTGGGCATGTTTGCGCTTGTTGTGAATGGCCAGAATGATTTCTTTGAGCTTGCCGACCGCTTGCTTGCCGCGCTCGTCTTCGACTTTGTTCAGGTAGCCGGCTCGCTTGTTTTTTTGCAGGTCGAGTACGTGCATGGCCTCGCACTCCAGGCGCCAATCCTCGGACCAGGAGCTGACGACCTGGCCGTTGTGCAAGGTCACCATGCGGTGGTTCATTTGCCGTATGCCTCTTTGAGCCAGTTTTTCATGGCGATGTATTGGCCGCGCTGGGTGTCTTGCGCAACGACGACCATGCCGTTTTCAATTCCCTCGGTCATTTGTTTGAATGCGTGCAGCGGTCTTTTGCCATGCGCGTGGCGGATCAGCTTGCGCAGGCCTTTTGCTTTCTTTGCGTTCATGCGTGTCTCCTTGGTATGACGTCATCTTTGCGCTTTTTGTAGATGCTTTCGTAGACACGGTTCAGACAACCCTGGCACACCCACCTGGGCACGCCGCGGGTTAGTTTGGTCTGACCGCCGGCCAAAGACTTCGTCGCCTGACAACTCGTGCAAAACTTGGTGTCGTTCATTTCGCAATCCTCATCATTGCTTGCGGTAGGTCAACAGCTTTGGGTCATACGCAGACGTCTTGCCGCCCTGGCCAATCCACACCACATGCACCATGTCCGCAAAGTAGTACCAGCACCCGTGAACGGTTGTGCCGTCTTTTGTCGTGGTGATCACAAGCCTGCCCAGGTTGCCTTCGTTGCAGCCGGTGTTCAAAAACAGGATGCGGCCGCCGGCTTCGTTTGGTGTTTCGAGCCACTCTTCGGCATGGGTTACGCCAGCCACCAGCAAAGCGATTACGAATAATTTTTTCATGTTGATCCCCATTTGCGACTTCAGTCTTTACCCAACGAACTGACGCGACGTAACCCTGCTGCGTCAACTTGTTGCCGTATGGCTTGCTGGTATTCGTCAAGCAGTTTGTGTGCGTCATCCCAGGTGCGCTCCGGGTTACGCAGCGAGCCCTCCAGCATTGCGGCCAGCCGGTGACAGTAGCGATCTTCGACATCAGGCTGCGCGAGTCGGGTGCGGAGCATTTTGATTAAGTTGTTTTCAAGGGTAGTAACGTCTTCAGCTTCCTCTAAAAACAATTCAAACACTTCTAATAACTGCTGCGCTTCCTCGCGGGTTAGTGTGATTGTCATTCTTCTCCCCTTGCTTGATGTTTAGCCTCGAGCTCGCGCATGTCCATGGCCAGGTCAGCGACGCCGTGCCAGTCTTCCCTTGCAATCATCACCTGCAGATATTCCAGGAAAACCCTGCGCTGCGTTTCGTACTGGGCGTAGTAGTTACCGTGCTGCTGGTGTTTGCGCCAGTCCATCACTTCACCCACAGGTAAAAAGCTGATGCTATAAACGCGACGCACAAGCCGCTGCCAATCAGCACACCTGCGCCGACGAGTATCACTGCTGCAGTATTCATTTTTTCCTCCGGTTAGATTGACCACATATCAACATCGACAGTACTGCAAACGCTACAGAGACAGCCATGCACGCTATGCCTATCACGGCACACATATCCCAAATAATTTGCTTCATGTAAACACGTCCTCCGCAGAAAATTTATGCAGCTCGACAAACAGCTCCGGCCAGGACTTGGCTCGGTAGAACAAATCCTCGTTTGCAATTTCGTAGGTAGTTGTTTTCATCGCAAAGGTTGTGGAGTCATCGCGTGTTCTGACGGCGCCCTTTGCGTACAACCTCGCCCGATCGAACAGCAGGGGTTTGGGTAACCAGCCACAAACAGTCAGCCGGTTAGAGCTGGTGTCGAGCGAAAGGAAAATATAAGCATCGACATCGAACTTTGTCTGCTGTTTGATCAGATTGTTTACAAAATTTATTTTGGGTGGGCAGGTACGGCCCATGGTTTTGACATCAAACCGCAGGCCAAAGAGCTCGAAGTCGTAACCGCCATCAAACTGTCCGGTCGGCTCCATCAGTCGCCGGCCAATGGCGACATTGACCATGTTTTCGCCAATGATGCCAACGAGCTGCTGGCTTTGAGTGCCGTCCGAACCATCTCCGCGCTGGCCAAGGTTGTGCTGCCTGCAGACCTCGACCGATGCGTCGATGACGTAGTCCGGCACGTCGACTGTGAATGCCATCACCGGAAGACAAAGACCAGTGAAAAGACCGCGGCGATGACGATCATCACGTACCGAGCTCGACGGCTGTAGAGGATCTCGTCGTCATCAAAGTCGTTGCGGTTAATGTAGCCGCCGTTGGTAGCCTCTTCCCAGGTGCGCGGCACCGAGCTGGGGTACAGGTTGCGTGACACGTTGCGGTCGTTATACTGCTTCAGGTCCATCTTTGTCCTCCTTGGGGTTCGACATTGACATCTTGGATTTTAGGTTAGCCATGATCTCGGTGATCTTTTGCTTGCCGGCTTCGTACTCTGCTTCGGTCAGCGTGCGGTCAATCATCAGGTGTTTGGGCGCAACGTAAGCGTGACGACAGAGCTCGAGAAACTGCGGCAGCGTAGGCGGTTCAAGCGGCAAACACTCGAGCACGCGCTTCAAAGTTTCCGGCGATTCTTTGTAACCGGCCAGTCGTTCAGCCCACACGTTCATCGCGTTGACCAGGCCTGCGTCCTGGCCATCAGGCAGGATCTGGCCAGTGCGCCACATGAGAATGAACTTCTGCCCGTAGTAAGCCTGCATGGTGCTAAAGATCTTCTGAATCCAGGAATCCGGCAACCGACGTGGGTGTGACGTCAATGATGTGACTTTGTCCATTTTGCAATTTCCTTTCGTCTCCAAAGATTGTCCTGGCTGCTGCCAGGGTTGCGGCTTGCGCGTGCGTCATCCGCCCAGGGCCGTTGCCGCCGTTGCCAGTCCTGGCCATCTCGTTGGTTAGCCACTTGGCCTCGAACCCACCCCAGCTTTTTTTGACGCAGTACTCGATCGCGTCAGGCAAAGACAGGTTGGCCTCGATTGCTTCCTTGGCAACCGCCTCAAATGCCCGTTCGGTGTGAACCAGCTTTTTGGCAAGCCTGACCTTCAACCAGTCTTCAGCAATGTCAACCGGTACACCGCGGTCGGTTAACCACTTGGCCGGTCTAAACTTCTCATGCTTAACTTTTTTGACGAGAGAGATCGGCGCGGTAGCGCCTATGTCTTTATCTTCTGTTTTCTGTTTTATGGTTTCTGTTTCTTGGTTTATGTTTGGTTGCACGTTCGTTGCTTTTGTGTTGAACGTCCGTTGAACAGACGTTGAACGGGCGTTGGCTCTCTTTTGAGCAGACAATTTGCCAGCCCTTGAAGCAGACTCCTGCTTGTCGTGGTACTTGGCAATCTCATCATCGGCCCGAGAGTGAGTCCAGCCGCGGCCTTCCACGTAAGTAAAGAACTCTTCAAGCACCGACTGCACGTCTTTTTCGTGCTTACGCATGTTGATCAAACGTGCAACGGTCGTTGAACACTCGTTCAACGGTTGTTCATGCAGGTAATACAGGTCTAAAAGTCGGCGATAAGCGAGATCTTCCATCTCCGACAGGTGTCGGGTGTGGCTGGCGTAGTCGCCAATGTTAAAAGAGTAGTAGTGCATCACGCTCCCCCTTTGGCAAGTTTGAGCAATGCCTTGATCTTCTCCCTGTTTTTTCTCATGCCTTCACGCGCACGAGCGCCAGAGCATTCCACGCAGGTTCCGTTGATCGTGTAGCGACGAGTGGTGCCGCAGTTCTTGCAGGGCGTACCATCGAACGTAGTTTCACCTTCTCTTGCTGCAGCCAGTCTGATGGTGTTGATTGACACATGGCCCTCCTTAATGGTTATTTGTACAAACAATAACCGGCATGGGAACCAGTGTCAACAAAATAATTTGATCCGGGCGGGTGCCCGTCTTTCCGGGCTGTCCACCAGGTCACCGCCTTCGTGAAGGGAGGAGCGCGGCCCTGGCTGCCGGAGTTAGCAGGAGAAACCGAGCAAAACCTGCGCCACTACCGGCTGGGCTCGGTGAGGGGTACTCGCTGCACTGGCTCTATCCTTGACGACTTGTTGTCGACAAACCAGCATCCGCTTTCCCCCGGGGATTAGTGTACGTCGACTTGCTCTGCGGCGTGATCCTTCTGCGCCTCGATGGCGTGGCTTGCCATAGTCTGCAGCTTGGTCATCAGCAAGTTGACCTGGTCGTACGGCAGCTTCGACAGTGCGTAGAGAATGACGTTGACCTCTTCAACGAACAGCGTCATCGGTAGTGGTTTACTTTCCATGATTGCCTCTCATCAAAATGGATTGTCGTCGTTAGGCGCACTAGCAGGACTAGCTACAGCGCCAGGTGCATTCGGATTGGCCATCTTTTCCCGTGGCGGAAACTTCCACACAGCAATACTGCTGTCGGCTTTGCCATTGAGGTTAGGCACGCCGGCCGGGTTAAACCATCGATCAATCAGCAGGTAGGTGCTGCCGTCGTCGCCCTGCAACTCGGCGCCGATGTTTCTGTAATCGGCTTTCTTCTCACCGTTTTTGTTGGTGTACTCACCGACCTTAACTACCAGGTCGTTCAATCTCTTGACCATGACTGTCTCCTGAAATGCGGACTAAAACGTAACCGCCGATCTCGTCCGCAACCCGAACGGCGATGGTGTCAAACCTCTTGTCGTCAATGCGCAGACCATCGGCCACGCCATCAAGCCCTGACTTCATCCTGGCCAGCAGGTTGTCGCGGTCATAGTCGCGCCGATTCGGCCGGTAGAAGGTGAGCTCGACGCGCAGCTTGGCCGGCAGGCCGGCACCCTGGGATTGGCGCTGCTGGATAGTCGCCCAGGAACAATCCTGACGGTATTTTTTCTTGGCCCGAAACAGCGCCATGTAGTGGCCGCGGCTGTTGGGTGACAGCTCGCTCGGTGGCCAGGGGAGTTTTAATTCGACCACGATACGTCGCGCCCAAAGATTACGTCATGGGCGGAAATCTCTATGCCTTGATCCCAGGCAGTCTGCAGGATCTTTTTCTGCACCGAGGTAGGAACCACGCCCAGGCGCTTCCAGCGGCTGACCGCGGCAGGGTCACGGCCAATGGCCCGGGCTAGTTTTCTGACACCGCCGAACAGCTCGATGACCAGGTCGACAGGGGTAATGTGTTTGGTTGGACTCATCGCATAATGATGACACAGTATCAACACCATTTTCCATAGTGTTTTGCCAATCAGGTGATTAAACGTGTTGCAGGAACATTAAGGAATAATTCGGATTAAAAAGTTGTTGACGACTGCTTTGGTGTGGAGGAGAATGCAACGCATGGCAGCAGTCGTTGCCGCTTACCAGGAGACAACCATGATCAAGTACGACAGTGACGCAGTGGGTATCGCCGAAGGCTGGATTCCGGTCGACAACGCAGAGCAGCGCCTCGAAGCCTGGCAGCACCTGATTGACACCGGTCTGTGCTGGCAACTGCAAGGCTGGTTCGGCCGCACCGCGGTAGACCTCATCGAGCGCGGCCTGTGCCGCCCTGCCCAGGACAAACTCAACTAACCATTCGGAGCACGCCATGCCCTACTACCAGTCATTCAAAGCGCCCACGGCCGAGCTGGCCAAGGCAGCAGCAGAGAAGTTCGTCAAGCAACTGCCCTTTATGTCCGACCCCAGCATCGACAAGGTCGTCTACATTGAGCACCCGGACGGCAAAAAAGAATGGTCCGCCACGGTGATCTACTACACCCTCGACTAATTTTCTTGTTGACGTTATTTCCACATTGGTGTTATCTTATCAACGCAACATTACTAAACGGAGCTTTTAATGGATATGCGCATTCACTGGGTCAAGACCATCGACATCACCGAAATCAAGCCGATTGGTGACGACCATCACTACCGCAAGATCACTGTCAAAACCGACAAGGACCAAGAGTTTGAGCTCGTGCTGTTTGCCGACGAATTTGACCGCCTGGTGATTCAATGAGGTACGTCGACCGATTTCTGGAGCGGTATCCGCTCTTGTACATCAGCCTGCTATTGCTGGCGGCGCTGATCATTCCCGCACTACTGGAGGCCCTATGAGCATTATCACGATCCCGATTCAAAACCGCGAGCAGTGGCTGGCCGAGCGCGTCCATGACGTGACCTCGACCGAAGTGTCGGCGCTGTACGGCCTGAACCCGTACAAGTCCGAGTTCGAGCTGTTCCACGAAAAGCGCGACCAGGTCGTCGTGCAAATCCAGGAAAACGAGCGCATGAAATGGGGCACCCGTCTGGAGTCCGCGATCGCGCACGGCGCCGCTGAAGACCAGGGGTGGAGCATATCCAAGCTGGACGTCTACATGCGCGACAGCGCGGCCAAGATCGGCAGCTCATTCGATTACGAGATCCTCTCGTCGTCCGACGGCCCCGGCATTCTCGAGGTCAAGAATGTCGACTGGCTGCAGTACCAGCAGAAATGGATCGACGACGGCAACGGCAACATCGAGGCGCCCGAGCATATCGAGCTGCAGGTCCAGCACCAGCTCGAGGTGTCTAACCGATCCTGGGCCGCCATCGTCATATTGGTCGGTGGCAACGAGCAGAAGATTGTCCTGCGCAATCGTGACACCGCCATCGGCTCCGACATCCGCACCAAGGTCGCCGACTTCTGGTCCAAGATCGAGGCCAACCGGGCGCCGTCTCCGAACTACGAACAGGACGCCGAGTTCATCATCAAGCATCTGCGCCGCGACGGATCTGGTGGCGCCATCGTGGCCGACGCCGAGCTCGAAGAGCTGATCCAGGATTACGTCGACCTCAATCAACGGTACGCCGACCTGGAAACCAGCAAGAACGCCAGGCGCGCCAAGATCCTCGAGCGCATCGGAAATGCAGGCAAAGTTATAACGTCGTTCGGCTCGCTTACCTGCAGCGAAACCAAGGGCAGCCAGGGCACCCTGGTCAAGCCTGACATGGTCGGCACCTACCTGGGCGGCCGTGACGGGTACCGGCAGTTCCGTTTCTACCCCAAGAAGAGGTAACCATGTCGACACCAAAGCGCATTTATATCGTCGAGGGCGGACGGTGGCCATACCTGGTCAAGGCCTACAGCAAGGCCAACGCCCTGCAGATCATCGCAGAACGTAAGTACACAGTACGAGCAGCAACCACGTTAGAAGTAGCCGACCTGATGAGGGCCGGCAAACGCATCATAGAAACCACAACCAAGGAGGAAAACCATGAGCAATGAATTGACACCGTACGAGGCAATGAAGAACACCCTACAGAAAATGGGCCCCGAGTTTAAAGCGGCCTTGCCTCCGCAGATCTCACCTGATAAGTTTATACGTACAACTCTTACAGCCATTGCGCTTAACCCGGAGCTGCTTCAAGCAGACCGCAAAAGTCTGCTAGGGTCCGCCATGAAGGCGGCTCAAGATGGGCTGCTCTTGGATGGAAGGGAGGCGGCTCCGGTCCTCTTCCGTACCAAAGAGGGTACCAAAGTGCAGTACATGCCCATGGTGGGCGGCATTCTCAAGAAGCTGCGCAACTCGGGCGAACTGGCGTCCATCAGCGCCAACGTGGTCTACGACAAAGACCAGTTCGAGTACGAGCTCGGCGACGAGGAACGCATCATTCACAAGCCGTTCCTGGGCGAAGATCGAGGCAACCCGATCGCTTGCTATGCGATTGCCAAGACCAAGGACGGCGCCGTGTACCGCGAGGTCATGAGCGTGGCCGACGTCGAGAAGGTGCGCTCATCAAGCCGTGCAGCCAACAACGGGCCATGGACCCAGTGGTGGGATGAGATGGCCAGGAAAACTGTGATCCGCCGCATAGCAAAGCGTCTGCCCTCGTCAGCCGACCTGGACCAGGTACTGGCCAGCGACAACGAGGTGGTCGGCTTTGTCCAGGTCGAGAACAAGGAACCGATCAACATCACGCCGGCACCGGAGGAGCAGGTCGCACCGCTTTCCAGGCTCAAGAAATCAATAGCCGATCACCAGGGCGAATTGATTGAACCGCCTGTGCAGGAGGTCGCTAATGTTACTCACGCCTAAAGAGCTGGCGCATCGTCTCAAGATCCACACCAACACGCTGGCAAAGTGGCGAATGGATAGCCTGGGCCCGAAGTTTATCCGCCTGGGCGATGGCCCCAAATCGAGGGTACGCTACCGCCTGCAGGACGTCGAAGACTATGAGAGGTCCAAGGTGAAGTGACATAAAAAAAGCCGGGGGTGTCTGTGCCCCCGGCGAAGCGGCCGCCGGAGAGCACCGGCACCGAAGGGGTCAGCAACCCTCAACTCATGTACAACGCACGCTCGTCGTTGCGTCGATTGACCAGGCCACGCAGCACCTTGCCGCCTGCCTTGGTGAACTTCAAGAACTCTTCCGCAGCGCCCTCGTAGTCGCCCCTGTTGTGCTTCTGGCGCAGCGTAGAGCGCTGCAGCGTGCCCAGGCCTACATTGAAAGCAAACGATACCAGTGCATCAAGCTGACCTTGAGTAAGGCTGCCAGGGCAATAACGGGATACCCCAGCCACAAAGCGTCGCAGATCCTGCGCCAATATCTCATCGACCTCTTCCTTGGTAAATGTCCGGGCATCTTCCGGCCGTAGCGCAAACTGCGCCCGGTCCTCCATCTTCATTTTGCCTTGCTCCGGGTACAGCACATGGCCGACGCCGATTGTCCACAAAGCAGCCGGGCACCGGTAGGGCTTAAACCGCACGCCCTCGTGGTGCTTGATCATTTCTAAAGCGCGCTTGCTGATCATTTTGGTAGATGCATAATCATGTAAACACTAGCCGCCACCGTGACGGCCATCCTGGCATAGATCCCGTAGATCATTTGCCGAACGCCCGGCCGCCAAAGTGAAACGCAATAATCGACGCGAACAGCGCTTGCGTCTCTGAATCCCACAGCATGTCGGCCAGCTCTTTGAAGTCGGTGCCACGGTGCCAGCCGTAAGCAAACAGGCCAACGTCGACAAACACCAGCAAGAAAAAGAAACCGAACGTGATGATCGGCCGCACGCCTGCGCGCAGGTTTTTCATCCACTGGCTGGTGCCCTCGTTCAAGCTCATGTCGTGCGCGTAGATAGCCTGCATTTCTGCCTGCTGCGCCTGGATCAGGGTCTGCCTATCCTGCGACGCCGTCTCGGTCCGTATCTCCTCGAGCTTGATCTCTTCGATCTTCTGCTGGGCAGCGTAGCCTGCAGCCATTAACTGCATCTCGCGCTCGGTCTGCATCTGCGCCAGGGTGAGCTCGTGTTTCTTGTCAGCGCGGTCCTGGAAAAAGTCCAGGATCTTTGGCAAGCCGCCCATCAAAAACGAGACGAGCGTTGAAAGCAGTGTAAGCATGTTTTACTCCTTGAAGGTACCCAACAAAATCTTTGCTCTTAAGTCGCGCATTTTATTGATTTCTTCGATGGCTTTATTCGTTGCGTTGTTCATGTCCATGTACATTATGCCGAGTAGTGGGAGAACGATGACAAAGGTCAGCGCCATGACCAACATGCAGATCAGTAGAGCGAACGGTAGCTGTGGCTCGTCCTTATCAGAACGAGGAGGTATATTGCCCACAGAATTACGAATGTCACCGCGCCGAACCACGTTGCCCTCTCCTTAAGTACTGCAATCATTCTTCTTTTTTTAGCCTGCGCTATTTTCATCTGACGCAAATCTTCTGCTTGCGCTTCCTTCTGTTCTTTCAAAATCTGCTCGCGCATCTTATCGAAACGCGTCCACAAATCAGTCAACTCTGGCGGCACTTTGTACACGAGCTGCTCGCGTATCTCTGCCTGCAACTGCTGCAGCCTGGTGCGAACCAGCACGCGCTGCAACGCTCGCCTGGAAAGTGACACATCGCCCTTGTATACCTTTTTGGCGTTGCTCTCCTCTTCCCAAAACAACTGCTCAATCGCGTCATACGCATCGAAGAACGCACCGAGCTGCTCGCCAATATGGCTGATCACATCGGTCGGATCTTTCTTTGCTACCTCCTGGACCCGTTGTACCTCTTCGTTAAACTGCCGCTTCTCTTCTACTGTCGGCGGGTGTGGCTTTGCTGCAAACTGCTCTTTAAGATCATCGATTACTTCTTTGACGTTGCCGGCTGTGGACTTGACTTCCTTATAAAGCTCGATCCCCTTTTTCGCCAAACCGATGGCCGTGTTGGCCGCGGCGAGTAAGGTGAACGGGTCCACATTACCTCGGTCCGCCCAGGCCCAGCTTCGCCATCAGGCCGGTCACTATGATCCCGATCAAGATGATGATGCCGCCCCATATCCCCTTCTTCGCAATGTCAAGTTTAAGCTCGCGCCAGAATTCTGTCTGTGCTTTCGCTGCTCTAATCATCTCTTCGTGATACTGACGATGACCAGAAAAGTCCACGCTGCCATCGTCGTTCTTGGCAAACGCTCCGTTTATTTTTTGGAGCTCTTCCATTATTTGATCGAATCGTTTGTCCAGGTGTTCGTTGTCGTCCTGGGTCAAATTGCTGTTGCCTTGCATTTATTATCGCCCTATCAAACATTGACAACCCAATTCTGACTCGCTTCATCCCAGCTATACCGTTGGTCATCAGTTGGCATCGGCACAGGCGGCTGCCAGTTGGCATCATCGTCAAGCGTCCAGCTTTGATAAGGCTGCGGTGGAATGAACGCATCGCGTACGGCGTTGTAGGTGTAGCCAATGCCTGCGTAGTGCTTGCGGAAGTTGCCGTTGTAGCTGGTCTGCTTCCATGTTCCACCGAACAATCGTTCGCAGAAGGCTGCGCCGATGTGTTCCTTCTCAACGCCTGCTGCGTCGCTGGTGTCCTTGTTGTCCACCACGATCACGCGCAGCACGATGTTGTTGCTGTCAATCTCTGCAAAGTGCGCCATTCAAGCCTCCAGTTTTAATCCAGTCAAACTTAACTCATCGCCAACGACACCGACGGGGAACGTGTTGAACGACATACTGATGCGGACATCGTCACCCTGAACCGTCGGCACGTTATGCTCAAGCGATGAAGGAAACAGAATCAACCGCCCAGTGATGGCTTCAAACCACCATGACTCGGAGTTGTACGAATTCCAGTTCTCGGGCGGGAACTTAATTTGCTGCCAGCCAGAGCGATAGAAATATATGCGGTCATCAGGGTTGGTGTTTAGGTAGAACACGCCAGACACAAAGCTGTTCGGATGCGCGTGCTTGTGATGCCATTGGCCCTGCTCGGAATAGTTTAACCACGATTGAGTGATTCGCAAGTCAACCTCATGCTTCGGGTCGCTAGTCGCTTTGAAGTATTCGGCAACGCAGCCCTCTACCCAATCCCGCAAGGAAGTCATTACCTGTTCGCGCAGCACAAAGTTGTTGACGCTGGTGGTGTTGCCTTCATTTGCCCGTGTTTCCTGTCCGCGCACGAACAGCATTTCCTCATCCGTCAGTAAACGGTCAAGGTCAAACATCCCGATAGGTGTCGGAAATAGGTTGTGCATATTCATGCGATTGCGTCCTCTATTTCTTTGACCTGCGCGTTCATGGCTTCAAGTTGCTCTGGCAAGTAAATGGTCGGGATGCTGTCCTCAAACTCTTTAATCTTGTCCATCACCCAGTAAACCTCCTCAATGCTAGGACAAGGGCGAGAATCTTCCCAACGGGTAAAGACACCATTGCTGATTTCCCATTTAGCACCCGGACGCAGCATTTGCATTGCTACGTCAATGCCAAAGAAGCGGTAGATTTTTGTGTTCATAATTATTGATTGAGTTTAATGATTACGATGCCAGAGCCGCCGTTTCCTCCAGAAAAATTTCCACCAGCGCTGGCAGTTGCTCCACCACCACCATTACCAGTGTTTGCCGAAGCGGATGTTCCATTACCTTGTCCAGCACCACTTTCAGTGTATCTTCCACCTGCTCCACCTGCTGAATATGTAACTGATGAACCAGAAATGGATGATGCGGTTCCTGCCCCTCCGCTTCCACCTCCACCGCTTGTGCCATCAGAGCCTACGGCGCTTGAACCACCGCCACCACCAGAACCATAACTTGGCGCCGAACTATTTCCAGCACCACCATCATTTCCTTGTGAGGGTGTTTGGTTAGGTGTATTGCCATTTCCTTTTGCGCCTCCAAAACCCGCGCCGCCGCCGCCAGAGCCGCCATTTGCACCAGCAGCTCCCCCTGTTGGGCCGCTCGTTCCCCCGCCACCACCGCCAGCAGAAGTAATGGTGCTAAATACGGAATTTGAACCGTTTAATGCAGACCCTCCGGTATTATTTGCTCCAGCACCACCAGCCCCAACGGTAATTGTGTATTCAGTTCCTCCAGTAACAGAAAGCCCTGTGCCTGTGCGATAGCCTCCCGCGCCACCACCACCACCAACTTGACCACCTCCTGCCGCGCCACCAGCCACGACCAAATAATCCACGCTGGTCACACCAGTCGGAGCAACCCACCTAGTCGATGACTTAAAGGTAAAGACAGTCTGCGATGCGACGGTGTATTTCAGGATGACGATACCGGAACCGCCTGCACCGCTTGTATAAGCAGAAGTAGGATGATTTCCTGCGCCTCCACCGCCACCACCACCTGTATTTGCAGTTCCATCTACCGGAGTTAAAGTACCCCCACCTCGACCACCACCGCCTGTGCCTCCTGCACCACCAGTACCAGAAGCAGGGGATGGATAACCAGCACCGCCACCACCACCGCCTGCATAGGTTACGGATGAGCCTGAAATCGTTGATGCGGTTCCATTGCCGCCAGTACCACCCGTATTTGTAGCTGGAGCCGCGCTTCCAACAGCACTAGCACCACCGCCGCCACCGCCAGCGCCGCCCCAACTTATTGTGTCATCTGCGCCATTACCTCCAGCACTTCCTTGGGACGGACTAGTTGATGGTGTGTTGCCTGCGCCACCTGTTGTAGCAGCACCGCCGCCGCCACCGCCGCCGGAACCGCCAGCAGTTCCGTTCGTACTCCAATAACCACCGCCGCCGCCACCGTTGGCTGTAATGGTAGAAAAAACAGAATTTGACCCAGCAGTTCCGCTGTTTGTACCACCGACAGCAGCGCCGCCCCCACCAACAGTTACTGTGTAATCTGTGCCAGCGGTTACTGACAGACCTGTGCCAGTTCTATATCCACCAGCACCGCCGCCACCACCTCGGTCTGCACCACCAGCAGCACCACCTGCGACAACAAGGTACTCAACCTCGGTCACGCCAGTAGGTGCAGTCCAAGTGCCAGTTGCGGTAAAGGTCTGAACAACAGTAAACGTGCCGCCGCCAGCAGCAAGCCTGCCCAACAGCATAGCCATAATGCCACTCATGACACGTTTCCTGTAACGACGCAGACTGTGCCGCTGATAAACAGAATCGTCGCAACGCCTCTGGTTGCCAATGTCATCGTGTCCTTGTCCGTATTCGTGCCTGCGATGTAGGCCGTGGTGATCGAACAGGTGATCGTGATGTTGCCGGTCGTGTTGTTGAAGATCGACACGATGTCGCCAGCAGCGAAGGTCGAGTTCGGAATCGTGATCGACCCACCCGAACCAACGCCGACAAACTCACCGATGTCGGTGGTCGCCAAAGTGTATGAGCTAGTTTTGTCAGATCCTGACTGTGGAACATTAAGATAGCCAAGCGTATAGTTGGCGCCACCATCAGGAATCGTGACTGTTCTGCTTGCGCTCAACGTGGCAGGCGTTAACGTCACCGCATACGAACTGGTGCCACCAGCTCGGCCTGCAATCACCACTGCATCCTGCGTTGACGCGGCCTCTGACCGGATTGCGTTTGCAGCTCTGAATGTCTGCGCAGCGGTAAAGGTATTTGACGTCGTAGGATCTACAGGACCGGTATCGCCTTTGGCTGCCAGCACTTGCCAGTACGCCGTTGCTGTCGTCGGGTTTTGGTTTGTGCTTGCTTGGATTGCCAGGTAGCTGGTGCCGCTGACGGTGACCACATCGTTGACCGCATACGTGGACCCGGATGACCAGGCGCCGCGTGGCGTAAAGCCAACCGCTGCAGGCGTGGCCGAGTTTTCATACACACCGTAGTCGGTAACGATCGAGCTGTTGGCCGAGGCTGACGCGATGATCTTGTCACCGACCGCCATGTTCATTGGCTTGGGCCAGTTGTACGTCGAGTTAGCAGCAATAGACAGCGCAGCTACCAATTGGGTAGTCGCGCCTGTCGAGGCAATGTATCGCTTTATCGAGATTGTGATTGCGCCGGCAGTGACGTTAGAGAACACCAGGGCGTGGACGCTGGCCTCCTGCGTTGCTGGGCAGACATAGACATCTTGGTCGGATGTCGTCAGTACAAGTGGTTTACCTTTGAGTGCCATAAATTAACCCCCGAAAACTAATGCCATCGCGACTGGGTCGGCGACGGTTTGCCAGGACGGCGCGGAACTAGATCCGTTTGAAGTGAGCACCTGGCCGCTTGAGCCGTAATTGGCGCCATTGATACCCATTGCACCGCTGTCATTAAACACCTGGCGCAGATTGCCATCGCCATCTGACAGCACGATGTGGTTGCTAGACGTTCTGATGTCCAGACCGCCACCGTTGCCGCTATATGAACCGATGATGGTGTTGAGTGATCCGGTGGTAATTGCCGAACCTGCGCTGTAACCGATGACTGTGTTCCAGGTACCGGTTGTGCTGTTTAGCAAAGCGCCTGCACCCACTGCCACGTTCTGCTGGCCGGTTGTTGCAGCAACCAAAGCGTTGGCACCAATCGCTACGTTATACGAGCCGGTGGTTGCCACAAGCAGCGCAGATGAGCCCAGCGCGGTATTTGATCCGCCGGTGGTGACGCCGCTCATCGAGCTGCGGCCGACTGCCGTGTTGTACGAGCCCGTGGTGTTGGCGTCCAGGGCATACGCGCCCACTGCAGTGTTCTGCGTACCGGTGGTGTTGGCAAACAGCACGTTGTTGCCCAAGCCAGTAATTTCGCCGGTCGTGGTATTGACGCCTGCGTAATTGCCGACCGCAGTGCTGTAGCTCGTGGTGACGCTGCTGTACAGCGCGTCGCTACCGATTGCTGTGTTGCCTGACCCGGTAGTGTTGAGCAGCAGGGCGCGTGTACCGATAGCCGTGTTGCGCTGGCCTGTGGTGTTTGCGTTCAGAGCTGATGCGCCGATGGCAATGTTGTAGTCGACGTTGCCCTGCGAATACATCGACTGCTCGCCGATGGCTACGTTGCCGACGCCAGTCGTGGCTCTGGCAGCGCCTGTGCCGATTGCAACATTGCTTGTGCCGACAGTGTTGGTTTCGAGAGCCGACACGCCGATTGCGATGTTGTTGCCGCCGGTAGTAAGCGCTTTACCCGCATCGAAACCGACAGCGACGTTGTCGTTTGCCGTGGTGTTTGCAGCAAGCGCGTTTCTGCCGATGGCCACGTTTTGGCCGCCGGTCGTGTTTGCCTGCAGTGCAGATACACCGAGGATCGTGTTGCTGTTGACGTTGCCGGTGCCGACCCTGACGCCGTTCACGGTGCCAAAGGTTACCGAGCTCGAGCTGCCCAGGCCCAGGTTTGTGCGTGCCGCTGATGTGCTTGCTACGTCAGACAGGTTGTTTGCAGCGGCCAAGAAGCCGGAGCCAGAGACGTACGCAGCGGTCCACACCGAACCGTCGTACACCTTCATAACGTCAGACGTGGTGTTGAAGTACAGGTCGCCTGCTTGCAGCGCTGTGCTGTCGTTTCTGGTCGATGGGTCGTTGGCTTTTGCTCCCTGATAAATGTCAGAGAACATCGTCAAATCGGTGATGTTGTCCGCCACAATCCCAACATCTACGGCGACGCCTGCCACAGCGGTCACGTCAGCAGAGATGCCGGCCACCGTGTTGATGTTGGCCGCGTTGCTGTTGACCGTGTTGATTGCAGCCGACATGCCGGCAACCGTCGACACTGCAGCCGATATGCCAGCCACGGTGTTGACGTTCAAAATGTTGTTGCCTACGTTGTTGACGTTGGCAATGTTGGTCGCTACGGTGTCGATCTCTGACGTTGGTTCGTTCAGATCGTTGGCCACCGTCTGAATGTCTGCAATGTTGGTGGCGACCGTTGTCACGTTGGAAGAATTATTCGCAACCGTGGTGACGTTAGCGCTAATGCCTGCGACGGTGTTTATGTTTGCCGCGTTAGAGTTGACCGAAGTGATGGCCGCGCTCATGCCGGCAACGGTATTGACGTTGGCTATGTTGCCGCCGACTGCGTTGACGTTTGCAATGTTTGTTGAAACCGTCGTTATTTCAGTGGTTTTCGCAGCGACTGCATTGATGTTGGTCGAGTTATTGTTGACCGAAATAACCGCACTGATGTTTGTACCAACCGCAGATACAGCAACCATATTGCCGGACACAGAAGTGACCGACGCCATGTTGTTCGACACGTTGGTTACAGCAGCCGCAGCAGCAGCAACGCTCGTCACGTCGCCCGATATACCGGCCACCGTTTGAATCTGGCTCGATATGTTGGCGACCGTTTGAATTCTGTTTGTCGGAGAAATCTGACCAGCAACAAGATTGATGTTTGTCGTTGATCCAGCTACCGTGTTGACGTTGGCAATATTGCCGCCAACATTATTGACGTTTGCAATATTCGTCGCGACTGTGTTGACGTTAGTCAATCCGCCAGCTACGGCGTTCACGTTCGCTATGGACCCGCCAACCGAATTGACGTTGGCTATATTTGTGCCGACCAGGTTGACGTTTGCGATGTTTGTCGCAACTGTGTTGACGTTTGCTATGCTGGCGGCAACCGTGTCGATGTTGTTGGCACTATCAGCGATCCTGATGATGTCCTCAACCAGCGCCTGCGAATCCGCGTCGCTTGTGATGGGCAGCTTGGCCGCACGGTCGACACCTTCCTGAAGCTGCTGAATCTGGATCGTTGCCCGGTCGAGCGCGTCGTTGATGACCTCCGGGTAAAAGCCGCCCTGGTTCGTCAGATCCGTCGGCTGCAGGTTGGACATGTCCGACGTGATCACCATGTTGTTGCCGGTGGCCAGTGCTGACGTAAGCACAACATTACCGCCCGGGCTGGTGTTCTGATCCGCGTTTAGCGAGACAGAATAATCCGTGCCAAGGACCAGAGTCGTCTCGACCTCGGTAGACGTGTTTACCCTGACGACCAACAGATCGGCAGCGGCAAAGACTTTGAACGTGAATGGAAAGGTGGTCGTTACGTTATTGCCGACGAACGGGCCTGCCTTTCGGGTATTGGAATTGATCGTCATCTGACGTACTCCTCGGAGATAATAAAGAGGCTATACAGTAGCCGGCTGATTACGGGTACCTTCATGGCTTGGATGCCTCGCTTGCCTTGCCGGTGACCAGGCCTCGGATGTAGTCCATGGTGTCGGTCGGCTGGATCTTGCCGCGCTCGACCTCCATCTCGTAACCGATCGGCCGGCCCAGCACGGTCAGCGGTATGCCCGTGACCAGCGACAGCAGTGTCAGCACGTCGCGCACATTCTTGCCGGTGACCTCTTTGTCGTCGCTCACCACGTTGATGCCAGCCTTGACCACGCCCACGGTCGCGCCTTCCAGGGTAGAGATCGACGGGCTGGTTGCCATGCGGTCATCGTATGGCTTGTCGTTGAATGCGTTGAACACGGCTGCCGCACCAGGACCAAAGCCTGGCACCAGGGCCACGGCGCCGCGGAACTGCGACCCAAAGAACCATTCCATGAACTCGTCCAGGTAGCCGTCGTCGTCCTCGTCATCCCAGGCGCCGCCCAGGGTGCGCACGATGGCGTCTGACAGGATCATGGGCAGCATGAAGCCCAGCACGTAGATCATGGCCAGCTTGCCCTTGTTGCCGCGCCATCCCAGGTCACGGAAGACCTTGATGTACTCGTCAGCATTCAGGTTGGCCAGCATGTTGAAGTAGCCGGAGAACTGAATGAAGGTTTTGTAGAACGGCGTGCCCACTTCAAAGGCTGCAATGTCCTCGGCTGCCAGGCTGGACTGGGTCATGCGGACGGCTGCGTCGGCGCGCTGCACTGCCTCGCGCACTGCCTGCTTGTCCGACACGTCGGCCTCGAGCTCGGCCAAAGTTTGGTTGTAGGTGCCCATCCAGGTCACGGTGTCGACCATGTTCTGGAATGCCTGCTGCAAGAAATACCCGTGATGCGTCGCCCACTTCTGGACCTTGTCGAACTTGGTGGGATTGATCACCAGGTCGTTCATCATGTCCTGGATCTCGATCATTTGGTTTTGCATCCGGTCGGCCATGAAAGGCGACAGCTCGGCAACCTGCTCGGCGCTCTGCGTAGGGCTTGTCACATAGCTCGCCAGGGCGCTGCGGATGTACCGGCCCTTGACCTTGAGCGCTGCCGGGAAAAAGCCCGTCACCTGCTGCAGGGCGTTGGTGATGTTGGCAAACATGATCGAAATACCGGTGCGCGAGCGTACGCCACGCCAGAATGCGTCGATCGCCTTGTGCTTACCTGGCTCGCTGGTGATCTGGCGCGCCGCACGGTTAAGCCACGGCAGCAGCATGTCCTCGATGACCGACGGGTCGATGCGGCTGATGTTGTCTGCAAACTCGCGGTTGCGCAGGATCTTCACTACGTCCTTGACTGCAGGCTGCACGTTGACGAACCTGATCACGTCGTCGATATGCTTGGCCATTACCCGGATGTCGAGCGACAGGGGTTTGTTGTACTCGACACGGGCCTTGGTGAACCCCATGCCGGTCGACGGCATAGCGTTGCGGAAGTCGCTCTCGAGCTCCTCCATCTTCGCCTGCTTCTGCGCGTCGCGCACAATGAAGGGGTCGGTCTTGGCCGGCACATAGCCACCGCGCCAAACGCCCAGGGCATTGCTCACCGTGTTGGATTCGACCTCTTTGAAGTAGTAGCCATACAGGTCGTGGTGCGCCTTCTGCGCCATGGGCTTCAACTCTTCGTTCAGATCCCACACCGACTGCGCCCAGTCATAGTCAGCCTTGGTCAGCTTGCCCTCGTTGATCATCCTGGCCTCAAATGCGCGCCAGTTAGTGTCGTCCAGCGTGCCGTCCTCGCGCAGTGATCCCCAGCCACGGCCCAGTAGCAGCTTGCGGTAGTTCGACTCGTTGCCGGTGTGCAGGATGGCGCCCAGGAGCTCCGCCTTGCCGATGCCGCCGTTGCCATTACCGAAGGTATAGCCGAGCTCTCGCGCCTCGATTTTGGCTACCGGCAAATCGAGTTTGGCGATCGATTCGACATAGCGCTTGGTGTAGACGTTGCGCATCGCCCGGTAGGCGTCCAGGGCCTGGCGTATTGGCCGCCAGATATAGGTCGTGAACGGGCCCACGCCCTTGGCGCCGTCGGTGGCATTGGCCCAGTGCTCGACGCGCCTGGTGGCCGCCTTGGCCTCGTAGAACGAGCGGATCGCCCGGTCCTTCGTGCCGGGTGCTGCCTGCTCGCCGGCAACCTTGAGCGGTATCCCGATGGCTGCCAGGCGTGCATTGAGCTCGTCGGTGATCAGCTCGAGCGCCATGGCCTTGCCCTCGATCATCACCTCTTTCTCACGCTTGGACTGGAACCACAGGGTTTCGACACCCTCGCGCATCAGGCGGAACTCGGTCAGGGTCATCTGTGTGTAATCCTTGGCGCCGGCTGCGGCCTCCAGGATCAGGGGCTCGAGCTCTGCGTACAGGTCCGGGTTGTACGTGCGCAGCTTCTCGATGTAGTCGGTCGGCGACTTGTTCGACTGGCCCAGGCCATAGCTGGCCAGGATAGCGCGAGCTGCATCGACCAGGTCCATATTTCTGGCCTTGGCCATCTTCTCGTCGCTCTTGAAGAACTTGCGGAACGACTCGACCGCCTTGTCGACTTCTTGGCGCGCCTTGACCGCCTCGGCTGCGAGCTGGTTTTGCACAAGCTGGTTTTGCTTGGACTTCGCTGCCAGGGCAGGCTCGCCTTTCTTCATGTGCTTTTCGGTCTGCTTGGCCGCCCGGGCCTCGGCCAGCGAGTAATCACGCGGCCGGATCTCCCGGATCGGTTTGCCGGCCAGGATGTCACGAGCTGCCTGGCGAGCTGCCTGCATCATCACGCGCACCGGCTGGGTCGATTTGTTCAGGAACCGGAGCTCGGCCGCCACGAACCTGGCCCGTGCCTCGTTGTGCAGGGCCTCCTCAACCTTGAGCTGGATCTCGCGCTCGTCCGTCATGTCGCCGAATTCGGCTTCCATGCGTGCGTCGGTCCTGGACTTGATCTCTTCGTTGATCGGCTTGGCCTCCAGCAGGGCGCGCACCAGGGCGTCGCCTGACGAGAAGTCAAACATGGTGGCCACCAGGTCAGGTGCCAGGCCTTGCTTGGCCAGCATCCCGTACTTGCCATGGCCCAGGCCGGACCAGTCGAGCAGAGCAAACTTGTCGCCCTCGCCCATGTACATCTCTTCCAGGGCAGCGATCGACAGCTTGAAGTCGCCGTCGGCTTTCTGGACCGTGCCGTCCGGCAGCACCAGCTCGCCACGCTTTAAGAACCGCATGGCCTTGTACACCGGCTCGTTCTCGACCTCGACTGTCACCTGCTCGCGCACCTCTTTGCGCTGGGCGTCTGCCGCCTTCTGCATCTCCTTCAAAACCCGGCTGCGTGCGTTCGACAGCCAGCGCATATTCCGCAGGCTGGCCTTGGTCAGGTCGGTGACGGCAGCGTCGTGGGCTTCCTGGTACAGCTCCTGGTACGCCTGCCAGGTGGCGTCGTCCATGCCTGACTGTTCCTGGGTCTGGAACATGGGCACCATGTTGCGCACCTGCTCGGCCTGGCTTACCTGCTGTTCGCTCGCGTACATGCGTGCGAATACGCTTCTGACCTCGTCGTTCAGGATAGGCAGATCTTTGCCGTAGTTGGCCTTGTACAGGTCGTTTATCGAGGTCGCAATGTAGTTGTATATCTTGCGCATCCAGGCGCTGATACGGTCGAATACAGGCTGCAGCTCGACGCTGGGCGCCTTGCCTTCAAAAAACCAGAGCTCGTGCGCCGACGCCATAGCCTCGTGTAGGGGCCGCTGCTCCTCCAGGGTCATAGCGTTCCAGGCTTCGACGTTGGCCACGCCGACAAAATCCATCAGGGTCTGAAAATCCTGGACGATGGTGGCCGGCGCGTTAGGCTGCGATGCGATGCGTGCGTAAATCTCGACGATGGCGTGCATCGTCTCGTGGTGCAGGGTTGAGTAGTCTGCGTCCTTGGTCAGGACGATCGACAGGTCGCGAGGGTTAAACCCACCGCGATCAGTCTGCGACAGACGGCCAGCGGCCGCCTCCGAAATTAGGCGGGATTGTTCTTCGAGGGAAAGCCCGGATTGTCGGAGGGTTCCTGCCTCATCGTCTCTTGGGGCTTGTCCTGCTTCGATTCGGTCGAGCTGTTTTTCGAGGAGGGTGGTCGCTTGAGCCCGGGCATCACGAGCCCGTTGCCTAGCCACTCCCGCGTCTCCTGCAGGGTCGCTTCTCGGATCGGCATAATCGTATTCCTCCTTTTCAGGGAACGCAGCAAACACCCGGTGTTTCGCGATGTCGTACTGCTTGTTAAGCGCACTATCTACCAGTGTTGATAATACCTCAACATCGGTGTCAGAATCAAGCAAAATCGTCATCATGCCACCGCTGGTCGACTGGCCACCGATAGGTTGCTGGCCGTCGATGGTGATGGCGCGCAGAGTGTCGTAGATCTGGCCGATCTCCTCTGGTGTCTTCTCGCCGATATTGATGCGCAGAGCTCTTGACTCGAATGAGTCGGCAAACTCGTCCGACGCGATGGCCATCATTGAATCTTGAGACAGCACAAACCCCAAAAACTTTGACAGGATGGCCGGGTCGCCCTTGTCCAGGCGAAGGGCAAATGATGGGTTCGTGTCGTCCAGGTAGCTGCCGACCTGCGGCAGGATCTCGCCCTTAAACTTGAGTCCTTTCAATACCTTCGGAACAACCTCTCGAGCGACTTCTAAACTTACTTGCAAGCGGTCTTCCTGCGAAAGCTCGCGCCAACGATTGACCAGCTCTGCGTTGTTCGGGTCCGGCGCGACCTCGAAGTTGACCCGGGCGGCCGCGGCCTGCTGCTCTTCGATTATTTTTCTGTTGCGGTCGATGATGAACTGGGTTCGCTCATCAGCTTGGAACGGGCTAGCTCGCCCAGCCCTTTGATCATTGCCTTGTACTGCTTCGGCGTTTGCTCCGTCATTTGCTTGTCGTACAAGTCTTGATCCAAGTTCGGCTGCAATATCGAGTTGCTGTTCATTGATCCCCTCCGCTAATAGAAGTTTGCGTGCGGCGCCTGCGTAATCCTGGCTGGTCACACGTAGCTTGACACCCATGGCCTTGTACAGCTCCTGCTCCGGGTACCAAATCAGGGCCTGCAGGGCAGCCGGCGGTACACGCTGGCCGTACTGTGCTTCGACCATGCTGACCATTTGCGACACCACATCGCGCAGGTTGTTGCGCTCACCGCCAGAAGCCGGCACATCCCTGGGCTTGTCGAGCGAAATAATCATCGTCTCGGCCGCGGCCACCATGTCGCTCTTTTTGCGGGTGCCTGCGTCGAACGCTGCGCGATTGTTTTTGTAGTCGCGCTCATGTGCGCTCTTGACCAGGCGAGCCAGCTCAATGGCTGCGCCCTCATCGGTGCGCGCACGGCTAACCAGGTCACGATCGAACTGCGATGCGTATAGACCTTCTTCTTTTTTGCCGCGCTCTTTGAATGCGTTGCGGAACCGATCGAGCTGCTTGTCAAACTTTGCCCGGTCAAACGCAGGCAATGTGCCTGTCAGCCGGCCGATGGTACGCATGAACCACATGTCCATGGTCACCGGCTCAAAGTTGCCGTTTAGGTTTGAGTAAAAACCGAAACCGATCTTGGGTCCGAAGATGGCGCTACCCAGCACCATGGTGTCCTTGTTCTCGCCGCCGACTGCAAAGCCTGCCGTCTCGAGCTCGCGCACAGTGAACGGCGTGACCAGGAACTGGGCAAACATATCCTGGCCCATCTCGGCGATCAGGTCGTTGGCCTTCTGAAAGTTGGCCGCCATGGCGCCGGCGCTTTCGCCCTTGCCAGTCACCGGGAACGAACCGGTATCGCGCCAAGCCTCGTACTGCTCTTCGGCAAACCGCAGGTTGTCTTCGACGTTCATGCCCTGCGATGCAATTGCCGTCGACAGCAAGAATGCGTTGCGTGCGTTGCGGTCAAGGTTAAGCTCGGGGTATTTGATCGACATCATGGCCACGGTCTTGGCCACGGTTGCGTCGTACCACTCGAGGCTGTTGCCTGCGTTGCGGATGTGCGCCAGGGCTTCTGCAGCCATCAATCGGGCGAGCTCTGTCCTGTCTTCCGGCTTGTTGATGTCAAGCACAGGCAAGCCAGACTCGAGGCGGCGCTCATGCAGGAACGCGACGACCTCGGACAGGCCGCCAACGTACGGCGGCAAAAATGCCATGTCACCAGGTAGACCAGTCATCCACTGCATTGCCGTGGTGTTGATCTCTTCAGGCGTGAGGCCCATCTCATTGGTGATTGCGTCGAACAGCGCCGGGCCCGTTTGAACGCGTGCGGATTGCTTGAGAATGCCAGGTGCGCTGCGGCCGGTAATCTCAAACGCAGGCTCGGTCATGCCCTTGCCAACGACGGTGCCTAGTTTTGTGGTCTTGGCGCCCTCTCGCATCTTGACGTCGTAGCCTCGACGCTTTAACGCCTCGTAGATGCGCGCAGCTTCCGGCTGCACGGTGGCGTCGCTGTAGACGGTCAAGCCACGGTTCAGCGCATTATCGACCACCGCCTGGTACAAGCGCAGGCCTTCGCCTTGGCCGCGAGACTCCATTTCGACTTGAGAGTTGGTGATGTGTACGCCGTCATTACGTATGTCTGCAGTGACGTACCCAGCATCCGACCTTGCGTTGAGTGTTTGCTCATCGGTTTCAAGGTTTATCGGTATGCCTTCTGCCTGCTGGTTAAATACCGCCTGCCCTTCCTGGCCGATCGTGATCGGGTACATCTCGTAGGCTTGTTCCGGCAAAATGCCCAAGCGCTCGGCCATGACCGAATACATGTTGCTCATCAGTACAGCTTCGCGCTTGAGCTGCTGCGGCGTGTAGATGTTGGTCGCGCCCGAGATCTGCTGCTCGAACCGCGCCTGCACCTTGCTGGCGGACTCGTCGAACTCTTTGGTTCTGACTATCTTTTCTTCAACCGTTTCGGTGACTTGCTTCAGGATTTCGTTGCGCTCTTGCTCGGCAATAATCTTCTCGGCTGCGCTCAACGTATCGATGTCGTCATTGATGCGGACGTGCTGCGCCAGGTTAGTGCCCAGGTCGGTGCCGGCCATGTAGGTCGCATATTTCTCGACGGGAATAGCGACATCGCCACCGCCCTTGAATAACGCCTCCTGCGCGCTCTCAACCACGGTGGGCATGTTCTGGTTCAATTGATCAAGCGTGATGCCTGATTGCTTCAGTACATCGACAAATTGATTGACGTCGACAAACAAGGTTTCAGCGCCAGATCCCTCGGCCTGTTTTTTGATGACCGCCTCATACGCCAGCGGATTGATCTCGCGCAGTTTTGCAGTGGCAGAATTTTCTGTGATCGTATTGACGACGTCTGCTGATTGTTGTGACTGCTGCAGGCGTTGATCATAGACACGCACTGCAGCGTCGACGGTTTTTGCCAGCGTCACCTGGCCACCAGAGCTGACGATTGTCGCCACCAATGTTTGGGCAG